AGGGACTCGACCCGAGCCTCGCGATCATGGACGAGATCGGCTTCCAGCCCACCGAGGCATGGCAGGCCCTCCGCCTGGCGGGTGGCAAGCGGCCCCGGAGCCTCACGATCGGCGTCGGTACCCCCGGGCTGGACCGCGAGAACGCCCTCTACCGCCTCCGGAGCCTCGTCCGAGAGGCCGGCGAGCTGCCCGGCGTCGTCTTCCACGAGTTCTCGGCCCCCGACGGGTGCGATCTGGGCGACCGGGAGGCGTGGAAGGCGGCGAATCCGGCCATCGGAGCCGGGTTCCTGCGCCTGTCGGCCCTCGAGACCGACATCGGCATCACGCCCGAGGGCCACTTCCGCGTCTTCCGCCTCGGCCAGTGGGTGGACGGGGTCGATTCGTGGCTCGGACCCAACGGACGGGCCATCTGGGACGGCCTGAACGACCCGTGGGACTTCATCGCCGGCGCTCCGACGTGGATCGGGGTGGACGTCGGCATCAAGCACGACTCCACGGCCGTCGTGGCGGTCCAGAAGGACGAGTCGGGCCTCATCCGGACGCAATCGCGCTTCTGGATCCCCACGATGGACCGCCCGGTCGACGTGACCGACGTCATGGAGCACATCCGCGAGCTCGCGCGGGCCTATGACGTCCACGCGGTGTCGTTCGACCCACGATTCTTCGATGTCCCGGCCAAGATGCTCCTCGACGAGGGCATCTTCATGGTCGAGGTCGACCAGAGCGTCGACCGGATGACCGTCGCCTGCGGCGGGTTGTTCGAGCTGATCAAGGGCGGCCGGATGCGCCACGACGGCGACGAGACGCTCGCCATCCACGTCCTCAACGCGGTCCCGCGCTTCAACGAGCGCGGCTTCACCCTCCAGAAGAGCAAGTCCCGCGGCCGGATCGACGGCTGCATCGCCCTCGCCCTCGCCGTCGAGCGCGCCGATCGCCAGGAGGCTCCGATGGAGACGCTCGCCGTATGGGGCTGATCGACCGCCTCCGCACCACCTTCGACCCCGTGGGCCAGCGTGCGGCGGTGATCCCGGCCTGGTTGCCCGGGCAGGACAACTACTGGCCCTACGCCAACATCGGTGGCCTGACCTATCCGCTGGACAACCTCAACCTCACGATGCCCGGTGGCCGCGAGGAGGAGATCGAGTCCAACTTCCCGAGCTATGTCGGGCGCGGGTTCAAGGGCAACGGCATCGTCTTCTCGATCATGCGCGACCGGATGGCGCTGTTCAGCCAGGCCCGGTTCAAGTACCAGAGCCTCCAGAACGAGGCGCTCTTCGGCAAGCCGTCGCTCGACATCCTCGAGCACCCGTGGGCGAACGCGACCACCGGCGACCTGCTGGCCCGGGCGATCAGTGACGCTGACCTCGCCGGCAACCACTACGCCACCCGCCGCAGGACCCGGACGTCCGACCGGATCGTCCGGATGCGGCCCGACTGGGTCACGATGGTCTTCGGGACCAACGACACCGATGTCTCCGCCGACGACCTCGACGCCGAGTTCCTCGGGATCATCTACTACCCGGGCGGCGAGCACAGCCCGACCGGCAAGCCCGTCTACCTCCAGCGCGACGAGATCGCCCACTTCGCCCCGATCCCCGACCCGACCGCCTACGGCCGGGGGATGAGCTGGCTCACGCCGATCGTCCGCGAGGTCATGGCCGACGGCGCGGCGACGAGCCACAAGCTCGCGTTCTTCCAGAACGGCGCGACGCCCCAGATGATCGTCAAGCGCGCCGATGCGCCGACGAAGGACAACTTCCTCGAGTGGCGGCGGATGATCGAGGACGGCCACACCGGCGCAGCCAACGCCTACCGGACGCTGTACCTCACCAACGGCGCCGACGCCACGGTCGTCGGCAAGGACCTCCAGCAACTCGAGTTCAAGGCCACCCAGGGCGCGGGCGAGACGCGGATCGCGGCCGCCGGCGGGATCCATCCCGTGGTCGCTGGCCTCTCGGAGGGGATGCAGGGTGCCTCGCTCAATGCGGGCAACTTCGCGACGGCTAGAAGGCTGACCGCCGACAAGACCCTCTGGTGGCTGTGGGGCAACTACTGCGGCTCGATGGAGACGCTCGTCCCTCCTCCCACGGGCTCCCGCCTGTGGGTGGACGCCTCGGGCATCCCGTTCCTTCGCGAGGACCGCAAGGACGCCGCCGAGATCGCCCTCATCAAGGCCCAGATCATCGAGACCTACATCCGGGCGGGTTTCAAGGCCGACGACACCATCAAGGCCACTGCCGCCGAGGACGAGACGGTCCTCATCGGCAAGCACACGGGCCTGTTCAGCATCCAGTTGCAGGCACCCGGCAGCACCAAGATGCCCGAAGGCGAGGCGCCCGGCGAGGCTCCGGTCGGGTCCGGAACAGCGCCTGAGAAGCCAATGATGACCACCCCCATGAAGCAGCCCATGAACGGCAAGCCCGTAGCGGGAGCGAAGCCATGACCGATCACAAGCCACCGCCCCGCGACGGCTACCGCGCGATGTCATGGCCCGCCGAATATCGGGCCGAGGCTGACAAGCCGCCACGCCTGGTCGGTCATTTCGCGCGGTTCGGCGTCTTCAACGAGATCGACTCCGTCAAGGAAGGGCGCTTCATGGAGCGCATCGACCCCGGAGCCTTCACCCGGACCTTCAAGAACAACGGCGACCGGATCCGCGTCCTCTTCCAGCACGGGCAGGACCCCCATATCGGGGACAAGCCGATCGCAAAGATCACCCAACTGCGGTCGGACAGCACCGGCCCGTACTACGAGGCGGAGCTCCTCGACGGCATCGACCCGCTCATCCTCGACGGGCTCCGCAAGAACCAATACGGCGTCTCCTACCGCTTCCAGGTCGAGAGCGATCCGAGCGGACAGGACTGGAACGAGACCCCCGGCCGTTCGCCGGCCAACCCGCTGGGCCTGCCTGAGCGGACGATCCTCCAGGCCAAGGTCTTCGAGTTCGGACCCGTCACCTTCCCAGCCGACCACGGCGCGGATGTCGCCGTGCGCTCCCTCACCGACCAGATGTCAACCGACCCGGTAGCACCCTCCGATGAGCCCGCGGCCCTGCCGCACCTCGTCGATGAGGCCCGCGATGAGCCGGACCCCCCGCCCGACGTGGCGGTCATCGCAGCCTCGGACCCGCCGAGCGGCGGGTCTTCTGATTCAAGGAGTGTTCCCGTGAACGAAGAGAAGTCGCTCCTCTCGATCGAGGACAAGCGCGCTCGGGTCGCCGAGCTCAACGAGGGCCTCCAGCGGATGGCCGAGTCCATCCCGGGCAAGCTGCCCGAGGAGGAGCAGGTCCGCTGGGACACCGACGTCGACGAGCGCGACCACCTCCAGGCCGACATCACGGCCTACGACGCCCGCCAGGCGCAGCTCGAGGTCCGCGGTACGGACTCCCGCGGCGTCGAGCGGACGTGGGATCCGCCCACGGGCCGGAACGTCATCGTCCGCAAGTCGGACGCCGAGCTCCACAGTCCCGAGACGCGCTCGACCTCGTACGAGGGCGCGATGGGCGAGTATCGCGACGACGCGATGCGGATCCTCGAGAAGACGAAGTTCGCCTACGGCCTCGCCGACCAGGAGCGCAGCGCCGACAAGGTCGCCGACCTCCTCGACTACCACGACTCCCCCGACAAGGAGATGGCCCGGCGGGTCAAGTTCACCAGCTCGCCCGCCTATTCCAGCGCCTTCCACAAGTTCATCACGTCCCGCGGCCAGACCCTCGGCTTCACGGCCGAGGAGCAGCGCGGTACGGCCCTCGCGGTCGGCGTGGACGGCACCGGCGGTTTCGCCGTCCCGTTCGCCTTCGACCCCACGGTCATCGCCATCGGCGTCCACAACGGCGCGGTCAACCCGTACCGGGCGGTCTGCCGGGTCGTGAACATCGTCGGCACCGACACGTGGAACGCCGTGACCGCGACGGCGGTCGTCGCCACCCGGACGACGGAAGCGGCCCCCGCCACCGAGCAGGGTCCGACCTTCGCCCAGCCCCAGTACATCGTCAAGCGGGCACAGGGCCAGATCACGGCCTCGTTCGAAATGTTCCAGGACCGCGCCGACCTCGGGTCGGAGCTCTCCCGGCTCATCCAGGAGGCCAAGGACAACGAGGAAGAGACGAGCTGGGCGACCGGCGTCGGCACCACGACCGCCTCCCTCGGCGTCGGTCCCGTGTCCGGCACCTCGGGTGCCTACACCGCGGTCGCGGGCGCAGGCTCCGGCGTCCTCGCCGCCGCCGATGCCATCGCGACCGAGGCGGCCCTCCCGGTCCGCCATCGGTTCGGTGCCCAGTGGTTCATGAACCGCGCCAACATCCGCAAGTTCCAGGCCGTGGAGACCACGGGCGGCCAGCTCTTCGGCGGGTCGATCTACTTCCCGAGCGTCGGGCAGGTCAACCTCGCGACCGACGGCAACACCGGCCTCCGCCTCCTCGGCTACCCGATCAACGAGTCGCCGAGCCTGCCGACCGCGACGACGACCACGATCACCGCCGGCACGCTCCTCAACCCGCAGTCGTACGTGATCGTCGATCGCGTCGGCCTGTCGGTCCAGTTCATCCCGTTCATCTTCAACTCGTCTGCCCTGGCGACCGGCCAGCAGGCGCTCTACTTCCTGTACCGCAACGACGCCCGCCCGCTCAACCTCGACGGCGGCCGGACCCTTCGCTACCTGTAATCCCCCAGAGCGGCGGCGGACGAGCCCGCCTCCGCTCCCCTTTCCTGTGAGGAGAACGGATGGCGAAGGACGACATCTACCAAGTGATGACGAACTTCGTCATCACCCTCGGTGACCGTGACGTCGAGTACCACGTGGGCGAGCTCGTCGATGCCGACGACCCCGCCTACAAGCGGGTGCCCGAGCACTTCGGCCCGCCGGAGTTCAAGCACCGCGCCGCTGTGAAGGCCCCCAAGGTCGAACAGGCCACGGCGGCACCGGGCGAGCAGCGCGGCAAGGCCATGACGGTCGCCGCGATGAAGGGCCGCACCTGAGATGGGCCTGACATTCACCAACACGGCGGCCTCCACGGCTGCCGTCACCAACCGCTTCGTCGTGTCCGTCAACATGGCGAACGGCGGCTACACGGTTGCCAACGCCTCCCCGACGTGGTCAGGCGGTTGTCTCGTCACCGCGACGATCACCGGGGTGGCCGGCAACGACACCCCGGGCACCCTGACGATCGTCGGGACGGCCGTCGGCGGCGCAGCCCTCACCGAGGTCCTGACACTGACGGCGGGCGGCCTCGCCACCAGCACCAACGCCTTCCGGACCATCACCTCGCTCACCCAGGCGGGCTGGGTCGCGGTGAGCACCGCCGACACCATCGTCGTGGGCTGCGCCGCGGGCAACGTGGCGTGCGGGTCGCAGGGCACCCTCGGCGGCGTCCTCGTCAACAACCTCGTGGCCGCTGCCGTCACGATCAGCGACGGGAGCCGGACGATCATGACGATCCCGGCCTCGCAGGCGGCCGGAACCTTCTACGACTTCGACCCGGGCGTGGACTTCGGCGGTCGCCTCGTCATCTCGACGACCTCGACCAACGACGTGACCGTCTACCACACCAACACCCTCCCGGCGAGCTTCGCGCTGTGAACGGCACGCTCGAGTTCGCCCTCGCCATCGTGGCCCTGATCCTCGCGGCGATCGAGGAGTTCCGGGCGCATGGCCAGTCGCTTCTCGCGTGGGCGGTCATCGCCCTCGCGGTCATCGTCGTCCTGACCCACCTGTAGGAGCGTCCCATGCACTTCCTCCGTCGCCGACCCCTCCGGGTCGTGCCCCCGGACTCCTTCGGCGAGGTCGGTGCCGAGGATGCATGGGGCATCAAGGTCATCCGCGGGCGTGAGCTCGTGGAGTCCGTCCACCACGGCCCGAACATCTGGACGGCCATCGTCACCCACCCCGACGGCTCCTACGACGTCAGCCAGGGCCACAACCTCCTGACGACGGTCGGCCGCGACCTGATCGCTGCCGGCTACGGCAACCCGACCGGCCGTGATGGTGTCTGCACGACCGTGACGGCCACGGCCGCCACCCCGTCCGTCGCGGGCATGACCGTGGACGCTTACAAGGGCTGGCGCATCTTCATGCCGGTCACGGGCCTGACGACCGCCCCGGTCTACGGCAACATCGGCAGCAACAGCGCATCGGTGTTCACGGTCGACGGCTGGTGGATCGGCACGACCGACACGATGACCGGCACGACGCCCGCCAACGCCAACGGCTACCACGTCCAGCCGTCGTGCGAGGCCCGCTTCATGGGCCTCACGGTGGACACCGGCGCTGCCGCGGCTGGTGACACGACGCTCGCCTCGGAGCAGACGGTCAACGGCCTCGGCCGGGCCAAGGCGACCTACGCCCACACCCCTGCCGCCGCGACCTACACCCTCGCCAACACCTTCAACGTGATCACGACGGGCGCGATCACGATCCACAAGGGCGGGCTGTTCACCGCCGCCAACACGACCGCCGCGGGCGTCATGGTCTTCGAGGCGGTCCTCGCGTCTGACGCCATCGTCCAGGCCGGCGACACGCTCATCGTGACCGCGACGGTCACCCTGACCTAGATGGCCCTCGCCGGGACGGATCGCGGGACTGGGACGCACAACTCCAGTGCCACGACGTTCACGATCACGCCCGGCTCCAACCTGACCGCCGAGTCGCTGGCTGTCGTCTGCATCGCGGCCGACAA